TGCAACTCCGGTCCGGAGTTCTACGATCCTGACTCTGAGCCGGTCGATATTCCTGATCTTCCACCCGGCATCGATGAAAAAGATCAAGAGGCTGCCGAAGCCGCTTGGGAGTACGTCCGATCACAGAAGAGCGCCAATCCGATGCGCCCTCCACCTCCTGATCAGGAGGCGGCATGAGCAAGGGCAGTTGGATCAGGGGCGCTGAGGCCGACAAGATCATTCAGATGGCCGCTGCCGGGACCGAAAGCCAGATCATTGGAGACGAGACCGGACACCGTCGCGAAGTGATCGATAACTTCATCAGTCGGCATCGTGTCGAGGTCGAGGCGCTCGTACACAAGCACGCGATGCAGCTCGATCAGTACTGGCTGACGATCAAGGCGGCGCGCATCGGGAAAGCCCAAGAGCGGCATGTGATCTTGACCGAGCAATTCCATGAGGTCTCAACCGAGTGGAATCGAGAAGATGAACCCAGCCCGACCATGATCAAGCTCTCAGATGCGTTGCTGCGTATTGAGCGGGAGGCAGGCGAGGAAGCGGGTCAGCTCGTAACGCGGATGCCGAACCCCGGCCCCGATCCCAAGCCGGTACAGATCATCATCGATCGGCCTATCGATGGCTGATCACCGCTACGAAGCGCGCGGCGTGCACGGTCAGATCTTCGACATGACCGATCGCGAGATCTTGATCACCGGTCCGGAACACACCGGCTCACCACGCGCGTGCATGGAAAAGCTGATGGTCAACTGTCAGAACAACCCCGGCACGCAGGGCATGATTGTTCGCAAGGTCGAGAAGAACCACGCGATAGCTACCACGCCGACTCTGGAGCGGCGGGTGCTGCCGGAGTTGATCAACAGCAGGAACGTGCAGTTCTACAACGGGAACACGCGGACCCCGCAGCGTTACCAGTTCAGCAACGGATCGTCAATAGTGCTGGCTGGAATTGATGATCCGAGGAAGTTCGCCGACAGCAGCTTCGACATGATCGTTGCGCTGGGCGCTACTGATCTTGAGCAAGAGGACTGGGAAAGCCTGTCCATGTCGCTGGCCGGTACCGCTTTGGGCTATACCCAACTACTCGGGCACACCTTGCCACAGTGGCCCACACATTGGCTCTATCTGCGCGCGCAAGCTGGCATGACGTGCAAGCTCGATGCTCGACACGAGGACAATCCTGATCTCTTCGATCGAGTCGACGGTCATTACGTGATCACTGATCAAGGTCGGGCAGTGATCGGAACACTTAGGAACCTGACCGGCGTGCGGTGGTTGCGTAACGGGCTCGGGCTCTGGGCACCGGCCGAGGGTTTGATCTACACCCGATTCAACAGCGCGGTGCACGTGATCAAACCCTACGTGGTGCCGAACGATTGGGCTCGGGTCTGGGGCATCGACTGGGGCAAGGTGCACGCGTTCTCATGGGGTAACTGGGTACGGGAGCCGGACGGTCGGCTTGTGATGTTCCAAGAGATCCACATGACCGGCCGCGATGTCGAAGATCACATCGAGCAGATCTTGGACAACACCACACGCGCCGGACAGCCGAGGCCCGAGAAGATCATTTGTGATCATGATCTAGACAACATCGCACGGATGGTCAAGATCCTCAGCAAAGAGTGGGGCTTCGATGTCCGCTCGATCGTCGTGCTGGCCAAGAAATCGGTCAAGGCCGGTATCGATGCCGTCGACAACCGGCTGAAGCAGCGCTACATGGCGATCATGCACGGTTGTCTGCTGGAAGTTGATCAAGCTGCGCAAGATCTTGGAAAGCCAATTGATTTCCTCAGCGAGGTCAGCTCGTACGTCTGGGCTGATGAGAAGAAAGATCAACCGCTGAAGCGCGACGATGACGCAATGGACATGGCCCGTTACGTGATCATGGAAGAGGATGCAATCACCTCATACGGGGTTCGAATGAAGAGGAAAGCAAGCTGATGCCAAGATCAAAGTTTCCGAGCATGCCGAAGACAGGCGCTAGAGGCGGTACGGGCACCAGAGGCGGAGGCTCACGCGGGGGCAAGCGCGGCGGTGATGGAGCCAGCATCGGGGACAGCAAGGCGAAGGGCGGGCTCAGAGGACAGCGCGGCGGCAAAGGTAGGCCAGCGCTCAACACGGACGGCTACCCACCACAGAAGGGCGGCGCTGAGACCGAATCTGACATCCTTGGCGGATTCACCTACTACTGCGAGGCGGACGGCAAGACCTACCACGGGCAGGAAGCGATGGACAAATACGAGGAAGATCACCCCGGCGAGGGTGGTCCGCACGACGGAATTACTGGCGAATCGGGCATGTATTGGGGCGATTCTTCCTTCCATCCGAGCGGCGGACAGCAAGATCAACAAAGCGGCTGGGCACGGTAGTGCTAGCGAAAACTTTTTGATAGACTGACCGGGACGGAAGGACGAAAATGAGACAGAATTTCCGGGTCGATGTGAAGCTGATCAGGCCAAACCCCCGACAGAATCGCGTGTGCTACGCGCTGCCACTGGCCGAAACCCCGCATGAGGCGGTTCAGAAGGTGCTCGATTACCAGCGCTCACAGGGCGAAGAAGTCGAGGTCTTGGGCGTCGTGTGGGGGAGCAAGATCAAGTCCACGCTGGCCTCGCGGCAGCGACTCAGCCCAGAGGGTCTGAGGTGGTGACATGATCAAGAAAGCTCTCTGGTGGGCACCGTTGTTCTGGATTTTCTGCCTGGTCGATTACCAGCTTGAGCATCACCTAGCGCCGAACTGGTACACGGTATGCGCGGCTTTCCTTGCCGGGATCAACACGATGTGGCTGGTCGTGCAATACCACGAGGCCCGCAAGCCCAAGCCCCGGCCGCAGACAAGAACCAAACCGAGAGCCAAGCCAACTCCGGGCGCGCGCGCAATCCTTCCTCAAGATGATCAAGTTCTGAAGGGTGGACACGCTAGCCAGTGGCGGCGGGTGAAGATCGATCAGCTCCACGCGATGCAGAGCCGCCTACGCATCCTAGAAGCCAACGCACCACAAGAACTACTTGATCAACTAAACAGAGCAGATGCTGAACTTGCACGGAAGGACACATGATGACGGAATGGGCTGAGCAACTGGCCAAAAACGGATTTCTGACTGCGGAAGAGAGCGCAGAACGGGCAACTAGATGGCAACCATCGGGACCTCAGAACTTCCCCTTCCCGATCCGATCGGACACGGGAATGCGTGAACTTCGAAAGGTAGACATGGTGTTGGGTGATCGCCCAGAGGAGCGCGGTGCCAAGGCTGATCAAATCGCAGCGGTCAGCCCTGGCATTGCGTTTGTCAAGGTCGAGGGAGTGGACTACTCCCCCGAGGGTGTCATGGCATTGCGTGCGGCAGTAGCTGAGATGCGGGGGTCTGCTGACGGTTGCGCACCAGAAACCGTTGTACTCACACATGTCGTCGCGATCTTGAACTACACCACTGAGCTACAGAGGCAGATTGGTGAGTTACGTTCATGATCAAAGTTCTGAGATACGCGATCGAGCTGTTCTGGCCTCCGAAGCCGAGCGAGTGCTGGGAAGATCAAGACGGCCGGATCTTCACTGCATTCGACCCCAAGCAACATGTAGTTGGTCAAGCTGATTGGTCGCGTTGGATTGGTGAGGCTCTCGGGGTCGGGAGCTTGGGTGAACGGGTACATGGCCAGACGCGCGCTGGCAAGTCCTCGGCGTTCCTTGATCGAATGGCGTACGGCCAAGATTCTAAGCTGCAATTGATCAACGTTTTGGATTCGCTCAACCGTTACGTCGAGGTGCTCGAAGCCTGGTCGGCAGCTAACCGGAACAGTGGAAACCGGACCAAGCACAGCATCGGGACCGAGCAACAGCACACCGCTAACATCCTCCGCGACATCGCACTCGGCAAGCCAGTGATCTTCTTAGAAGAGGGTGATCGGGTATGAACTGGGTTACCGGTAGCATCTCGGCACGCGACATCGAGCGACAGCGGCGCTGGAGTCGTCTCATTTTCGGTCCCGGTCGTCGTACTAACGGCTTGATCAAACACATCAGGAAAGAGCTGAAAGAGATCATCGATGATCCAACTGATCTTGAAGAGTGGGTTGACATCATGATCTTGGCGATCGATGGTGCTTGGCGTCACGGCGCGTCGGCTGAAGAGATCGTCGCGATGTATCACGTCAAGATGCAGAAGAACCGCGACCGCAAGTGGCCGGACTGGCGCGACTCCGACGAAGATCACGCAATCGAGCACATCCGATGAATTACGGGCAAGCGTTCTTTCTGGGTGTTGCTGCGCTCGGGTTTGCGCGGGACTTCACCAGATTGATCTTTCATCTCATGGTCAGGCACTATCAGAAGCTGACAGACGAAGAAAATCTTTACTGGGAGCATCTCGCGTGGCGTGAGTTCATACCCTGCCGTTGCTGGACGTGTCGGAGGGTGCGGAAACGTGTCTGTCATGGCTGATCTTGATATTCGGCTGGCGACGTACCAGACCGATCTTCGGCTGTTGTGCACCGGCAGCCGCGACTGGCGCGACTGGATTTCTATCCGGCGAGTGCTCGGGTTCTATGTGGGCTCGGTGCAAGGCACGGTGACAGTGATCCACGGCGCGCAAGTCAGCGAGGACGAAAAGACTCACGAGAAGTGGGGAGCCGACTACATAGTTGATCAAGTAGCTCGGGAGCTAGGCGCGGTAGTCGATCCGCACCCGGCCAAGTGGAGGATGTTCGGCAAGCGTGCTGGTCGGCTGCGCAATCAAGAGATGGTTGATCTTCACTTCATCCGGCCAATTGATCTTTGCCTGGCGTGGCCGCTCGGTAAGTCACCAGGCACCCGGGACTGCATGGCCCGTGCGGAGCTGGCCCACATCCCGGTGGAAAATCATGGGGACAAGGACTGGCGATGAGTCTCACACGGACGGAGCAAACGATCATCGTCTGGCAGACGCTTGACGTACAGCTCAGACGAAAGATCGGTGTTCAGATACTTGACGCTGAGCAGCTCAAAGAGATCTCGGCCGTCGTGGTCGACATCCTCAACAGCCCACACACGCTATCCGAAGTACAACGTATTCGCAGAGAGACAGGAGTTGATCATGGATCTAGCAACCATTGAGATGCCGGTTGAGGCAGCCCAAGAGCGATTGGATGCCTACGCCAAGCAAGTAGCGAAGGAACGCACTGCTGAAGATCGAAAGATCATCAAGGGCTACGAAGCGATGGTCAAGGGACATTCGATCATCGAGTTATCTCAGTCGATCCAAGCTGGTGGATTCTTCGACAGTGGTCTACCTAAGATCGCTGTTGCCCGAGCTACCGGCAAGACGTGCTGGGTCAAGACCAGTGGGTGGGAGGAGGCAATCACCTACTCCTCTGAAGAGCCCGACAGATGGGGGAACATGGCTAATCGTGGCGCACTGGTCAACGACGTAACCGTGCGTATTCGTGATCAAAAAATTAGGCGTAGCAACTCGGGCCGAACGATCATGCCAATGGTCCCTCCCGAGGTACGCGCAGAGGTAGGGCCGGACAAACTGCATCGCTATCACATCTTGTGGGAGGTCGAAGAGTGGACCATGATCGCACCGCGAGATCCGGCGTTGCTGTATTGGATAGCCGGTGATCTTTGGGAGGTCATCGCACTGTGGGATCTCACTGATCTTGAGCGTGCGGTACTGGCTCGATGACCTATGTAGTCAACACCCATCAGCGAGCTATCTGCCCGACGTGCAAGCGCAACGTGGCAATCACTCACGAAGGGGTGATGTACTCGCATAGGGACGATGATCATGAGCGCTGTGAAGGCAGCGGGGGCATCGGAGAGCCCACTACCGAGCAACCCGACTACGACGCCAATTACAAGCGGAGCCACAACCGGCAGCCAATGTTGATCACAGACGAGATAACGACTCAGTAACTACGGCACGTCGCGGTGCTCGACCGATAGGATTGTGCCTGGAGCTAGAAGCTCGGGATTTCCCCCACCCAATGCTCGCTCTACACGGGGGGCCGCGTCTGAACCGTGCGCAGTCGCGGCCCTCTCGTATGATCATCATGTGACCAACTGGGCTGAAGAGTTGCTAGCTGATCAAGAAAACCGCCGCTCTCGGACTCGGCCGGAACGGTTCGCACGCGGCGATATCACCACAGATGATCTTGATGATGAAGAGCTAGCTCGGCAACAGGTACGCGAGGATGACGGCAGCTTCGCCCGCGTCCGGCCAGCGTTGCATGTAAACAAAATCGCAGAGATGCAGCGCGCGTTGCTGGCTCGCGGCAATGATGTGTTCGCGGCGTCGTTCATCGAGGCAACTCAGACGATGCGCGAGATTTGCTCCGACCCGAACAATCCGCCGCAAGTCCGGCTGCAAGCTGCAAAGATGATCATCGACAAGGTCGCTCCGACTGCAACCGTGATCGAGATCAAGCCTCATGATCCTGTTATGGCGTTCTTCGAGGGAATCAACGAACCAGGCGCAACCGAGCTGATCACCGGTACAGTTGTGCCCGATCCTGATCCACTAGAGATCACCTCAGGAGATGATCATTAATGGCTGGCGAGTTCATCAAAGATCCCCCGCTGAGTGCAGACCGCGAAGCTAAGAAGTTCTTGCGCAAGAATGCAGGCACACGCGGAGTTGGCACGTCCAAGGGAAAGCAAGTCACCAAGTCCAATGGCTCTGTAGCCCGGGGTGGTAAGAAGATCACCTCTGGTGCTGCGAATGTCCGTGGCGGGACTTTCTAGCGGGCTGCTGCCTCCCCGGGTAGCCACCGAGGAATACTGCTACTCCAAGATCAATTGGCACCCGCATGAGGGCCAGCAACGGGTGATCGAGGCGCGTCAGCGCAATAAGGTGCTGGCCGCTGGCCGACGCTTCGGCAAGTCCGAGATCGGCGGCAACAAACTAGTCCACGAAGCGATGAACACCCGCATCGCAATACCGATCCTAGATGATCTTGGAAAGCGCCGCGAGTTCTGGATTGTCGGCCCGACCTACACCGATTCGGAGAAGGAATTTCGGGTCCTCTACAACGCGCTGACCAAGATCGGAATCGGGGAGTACTTCGACCGGCCGGGCACCTATAACGACCCGATCGGCGGCAACATGCATCTGAGCCTCTGGGATGGGAAGTTCCAGGTCCACGCCAAGAGCGCTCAGCACCCCGAGAGCCTGGTTGGTGAGGGTCTGGCCGGGGTGATCCTTGCTGAGGCTGCCAAGCTCAAGGAAATCGTCTACAGCAGGTACATACGCGCCACGCTGGCGGACTTTCACGGGTGGTGCCTGATGACCAGTACCCCCGAGGGCAAAAATTGGTTCTATGACCTCTGGAAGCGCGGCCTAGACCCCAAGTACACCGATTGGTGGAGCCTCCGCGCCCCGTCCTGGCTCAACCCCTATGTCTACCCCGGGGGCGCGAGTTTCGAGCTGGTCGAGCAGTACCGGGACCGATTTCTCAGCGGCGAACCACGTGAGGACAGCCTCAAGATCGATCCCGAAATTGCGGCACTCATCGAAGACCTGACAGACGAGGCTTTTGATCAAGAGATCGGGGCTGATTTCACCACGTTCGTTGGTCGGGTCTTCAAAGAGTTCGATGAAGAAGTTCATGTCACTGATCTTGAGTATGTTCCTGGTTGGCCGACGTATGCCGCTGTCGATTATGGTTTCACGAATCCGAACGTCTGGCTGCTGATTCAGGAAGATCCACACACCGAAATCGTCAACGTGCTCGGGGAGGTCTACCGAGAAGGGCTCGCACCGGATGAGTTCGCCGAGGAGATCTTGCGGCGCAACCTCTGCCCGCGTGACACCATCGCGTTTTACCCGGACCCCGCAAGCCCGGGCGACACCGCGATCTTGGAAAAGAAGCTCAGGATCAAACATCGCAGCGACGGCGCGGCAGAGGTCAAGTTCCGAATTGATGCCATTCGCAAGTGGATGAAGTGGAAGCTGTTGGGCCGATCTCATGATCATCCGGAGAATCGGCCCAAGTTGATGTTCGATCGATCATGTTCCAGAACGATCTTGGACATGTTGAATTATCGCTACGCTCAGAAGCGCAGTGAAGTGGCTGGTACTCCGGAGAATCCAATGAAGAAAGATGATCATGGACCCGAGGCGCTCGGTCGTTATTTCGCCGGTAGACACGGGACTCCGGATAAGGTAGCCCGCAGGGCGCGTCAAAGAAGGGCCTCCGTCAGTGGTTGATCTTTCCCCCTATTCGACAGCACTCCCTTTGTTGGGTGTGCTTCCGACATGGCTCACTCCAACAGACGCACAACGCATTGAGGCGTACGCGCTGTATGAAGCCATGTACCGCAACGTGCCGGACGCTTACAAGATCATTCAGCGTGGTGATGAATCAAATCCGATCTTGGTTCCGAGTGCGAAAACGATCATCGAAGCATGTAACCGATTCCTCGCGAAGGACTGGACATTCGTAGCTGATCCACGGCTTGGAACGGACAGTGAGCGCGCGTTGCTCGCGCAAGTGCTCACGCCGTTGTTCCGACGCGAGCGAGTCTGGTCGAAGTTCGCATCTCAGAAGCGCTACGGGCTGATCAGGGGTGATACCTGCTGGCACATCATCGCTAATCCTGATCTTCCTCAGGGCAAGCGAATTTCGATCATGGAGCTGGACCCGGCTGCATACTTCCCGATCTATGACGACGCGGACGACAGCAAGCGCATTGGCTGCCACATTGTGGAGATCCGAGTCAACGACAAGAACGAATCCTTGATCAAGAGACAGACCTACCGCAAGGACGCGGTCAGTGGAGTGATCACTCACGAGGTCACATGGTGGGAGCTAGGCGCGTGGGATGATCGAAATCTT